GTTTTATCCACTATGTCCGCGTTGTTCAACGCGCTGCCACCCGAGCTCCAGCACCTTTCACTCGCCCTATCTGGTTCACAACCACTTACTGATAAGATCTTTACCACCGCTGCCGATGCCTGGCATGTCAGACCTCGCTCCCAAGCCTATCACCTCCTCGACACCCTCACTTTTCGATCCTCCGTGGTTATACCTAACTCTATCTTCGTCGGTCGGATATGGTCGGACTACTGGGCGTTGCAAGATAACATCGTCATTAGAATCAGCCCCGAAGGCGCCAAGGATGCGGACTATTGTCACAATTCGAACATCGCACCTGTCCTATCGCCTCTTAAGACGATTCCGGAGTATGGTACGCTCCATCCGACGATTGACAAGGACGCCTCTGAACGGGGTTATCCTGCAGCCCGCATGGCATCATCGTTCTTCAAACTCGCCTCCTCTCAAGCACGTCAGGTGAAGATCGACCCCACCAGATTCCTCGAATTCCTCTTGGTAACAGCAGCCTCCCCCCGTGTCTACTCCGGCGTTGATTCCGACCAACCCAATCCGTGGACTCCTGAAACCAGCCCCGCTCTCCAAGCTATCTGGCAGATCATGCAGCGCTACAAAGTAGGATCGAGCTACCACGCCCCGGCCTTGATTGTGAACACTGGCGCAGTTTGGTGGATCCCGCCCCCCGGTCGGAGTAATTGCGTGACAGTCCAGTTCCTATTAACAGACTTGATCAACCTAGCTGTCAACGCCTTTGCCACTAGGCTGTCCCCCGAGCTGGAGATGTGCGCCGTAAGACTGTACCTAGCTGCCGCCGCCACCCCGAACTATGCTCACGCTCTGTTAGATCTAAAGTCGGTCTTCCCGAATCTGAGTCTTCACAGCATGTATCGCAATGGTCAGTTCGGTGGAAAGTGTCCGCGAATTGAATGGACTGAACCTCGATCGTCATATCGATTTAAGTGGGTTGGTGTTACACAGCTCCACGACGGTCTGAAGCCCCTCACCCCATCACGTGACGAAAAAGCCCTCGACAAGATGAGAGCCTATGGCCTGACGGACGTTGCACAAATCATTATCCGCATGCGTCAGTCCCACCCGCGCCATGACGCCGATTCAGTACGCTTCGTGCGTGACGTGCTCAGCCTAACCAGTGGTATGTACCTTGTGCGACCTCCGACGATGTCCGTCCTGCGTGAATACTCGCAAACTCCGCTGATTGGAGAGCCAATCCCTCCCGACTGGTGGACTGGTGCCGTTGGCTTCCTGTCATACTTCAACGAACGAGCTAAGGGACCGTTGGCCCATCTGTATTCCGTGTGGCTTGAAGCTGCCCGCCAAGTTGTCATGGACCCATCTACCCACGATCCTCTCACTCAGGCCATCTACAAGACTCAATTCGTTACACCACGCGGTGGCTCAAGTGCCGCACTTAAGCAAGCACTGGCCGAGAGCAAAGTTGAATTACCTGACTTCACTAGTACCGGTGTCAAGCGATCCTCCAAGATCTATCAAACAGCCCAACTCGCCCATCTGAGTTTCCAAGCCCTGATTCCAGCTATCATGGGTCAAGTCACCCTCGGAATTCGCAATCAAGTACAGCGCCGCGCTCGTTCAATAATGCCAATGAGCAACCCGCAGCAGACTGTCTCCGTACCGCATACTCTAGTTGCCAACTACATCAACAAGCACATGAATCGTTCCACGACTTCGGGTAGCGCAGTTCAGGATAAAGTCATTCCCCTCCTACTCTACGCTTCGACTCCGCCGCGAACGGTCATAAACGTTGACATCAAAGCTTGTGACGCCTCCATCACGTACGCGGCCTTTCTTGCTCCCATCTGTGGCGCGATGCATCAGGGATTTGATCTCGGGGACCCTTCGGCTCCATTCATGAACGTTCCCTCCTCAACCCAGTACGATCGCCGCAATCCGGCTGCTCCCTACAACCGACCTGTTTCAGGTCTCCAAACCATGACGCAACACCTAGCCAGACTGTATCAGGCCGGTTTCTCCTACAAGGTTGACGACCCATTCTCGAGTGGAAACAGTTTCGTGTTCCCTACAACCACGTTCCCCTCCGGCTCAACGGCGACTTCGACCGAGCATACTGCCAATAACGGTGCCATGGCTGACTATTTCCTACGGGAGTACGTCCCTCAACACGCCAAGTCCAGCACCCTGAAGTTCATCGTCAAGGATATGACCATCCAGGACAACTACGTCTGCCAAGGTGATGACGGCATGCTGATCATTCCCGACCTTGGAACTAAGCGCATCTCAGCTGCCGACCTGACTGAGCTCATGTCACTACTTGAAGCATACGGTAGGGGTTTCGGTTGGGTGTACGACATCGATAGCTCTGACTCAGCCGAGTACCTGAAGTTGTACGCCCTATTCGGCGCGCGTATCCCTAACATCAGTCGTCACCCGCCCGTTGGCAAAGAGTATGCATCTCCCGAGACTGGTGAGATCTGGCCTTCCATCGTCAATATCGCCATGGGGTCCTTTTATAATGGAGTCACCGACTGCCTCGAGTGGCGCGATTGGTTACGCTTTAGTTGGGCGTTCGCTTGCTTCGCCTCCCGAGGGTCGTTCCGTCCGAAAGTGGGCCCCCGTGTTGACGCGCAGTACCCAGTGTGGTCGTTCATCTACATGGGCCTCCCCCCGATCCTGTTGCCCGGTCAGACGCCCTTCCTCACTTCAGTGTATATGCCCGCCGGGGATCAGGGAATCTTCGCAATCCTGCACCAGTGGCGCGATTATCTTACTGCCCGTGCGGCCTCCGACTATCCTCCCCTTACTCGGCGCCACCCAGTTTGGCATCTATCGGACGTCCCATCACTGCTGGCCGATCTTGGAGTATATCGTGGGTACTGGGCCGCACAAGTGTCGCGTCGACCTGAACCATCACCTGATGACGCCGACCCGACGAGTGTAGAGGCCATGAGCGCCGCTCTATCGACCTACCTCCTGAAAGATCCCGTCCTGCGCGACCGTGTAGTTCGTGGTACCAACGCCTGGCGCCGCCTGACTGACTCCCACCCCGGACGTCTCCCATCAAGAGTCCCCTCACTACTGGACGTCCCCACCAGATGGATCAAGGCTGGACGAGACGCGGAAAAGCCGAAGCCCTCAGCGGTCGCGATGATGATGAAGGATATTCAGCGTGCCGCCAGTTCAACGCGTAAGGATTTCTCCCGGTTGCTGGAGTTGTACCTCCATGTTCACGTCCACCTCGGTGCTCCTGTTCCTCTGGCCGTTGACCCCGAAGTCCCCCACGTGGCCGGCGCTGACATCCTCAACGACGATCATTGGTATAAGGTCACCTCCCTCGGTCCCATCGCTCAGTCCACCAAGAAATATTTTGATGCGACTCTATTCGTCGGAAAAACTGTCTCCGGCCTCGACGTGGAAGCCGTTGATGCGACTCTGTTGCGCTTGTCCATCCTCGGCGCCGAACCGGAGGAATATCACGCTTTCTTGGCTGGTATTGGAATGTCCGACGCTGAAGCCCACCGCATTGCTAGTGCTATCTCGTTGGCGGACGCCCAAATCGTCCAACTGGCGCGCACCGTTAACCTCGCCGTCCCCTCGTCGTGGATGTCACTCGACTTTGACACCCTGATTCGATCACACTCTTACCCTCGTCAACCCGGTATCAGTGACTCATCAACCCTCGTTCGTGAGCGCGCTTCCTGGATAAACTCGGTGCTCCGTCTACTCTGTGCCACCGTTGCCATGACTCGCGTAGGTCCAGTGTGCCAAGCTACTGTCTCCAGTGTCGATGGAGGAGTGAACCAGATTGTCGGTTGTTTGCGTGCCTGGATGCGTGATGTGTGAGCCGCGCGGCGGACAGTGGATTATTCATC